ATCTAATTCTTCGTATAATCGCAGACGCTTCGGAATATGAAAAAGAATTAAAAAAGGCAGACGAAGTTTTAGCTAAATCTGTGTCTGAAGGAGAGGAAAGGATAAAGAAATACACAGATCAAGTAGATTCTTCCCTTAAAAAAGTTATTCGTCGGATGCATGAGATGAATGTAGCTGTGGAAGGGTTTACTAAGCGTATTGATAAAGTTGGTTTATCTGCTTTGAAAGCAGCTGCTGTCATGGCAGGTCCTTTTATAGCAGCTATGGTTGCAGTTCGGAATACTAATCAACAGGTAGCTTTACAATTTTCAAGGATAGGAGACGCGACTTTGGCTATTGCAGATACAATGGCTGATGTTGCTATTCCGTATACTAAAGTTTTTGCGGATATGATGGAGAGACTCGGGAATAAAGTACAGAGTATGAGCCCTTTTATAAAGGATTTAGTAGGGAAGCTTGTAATTTTTAGAGCAATTCTTCTTGGAATTAAAGCAGTACTTTTATTTTTATTCTCTGCATTTGTTAAAGTTATATGGGGGTTGACTAAATTTGCCTTAACTATAACAGCAATAAATTTAATCGCTACATTCTTTAAAACAGGAGTAGGAGCTGCTATTTTGGCTGGGATATTTAAGGTTTTAATTTTTGCAGTCACGCGTCTAGGTTTTGCTTTTGGATATATGTTAGGATTTTTAATCCGTTTACCTTTTCTCCTTCTTACTTTAGTTATTCGAACAGCTGCATTAATACCGAAAATGATTCTTTTAGCGAAAACTTTGCTAGTAGGTGTGGTAGTAGGTTTTAAAGCAGCTATGGCTTCCGTTATCGGTTTTCTTGTTGCGCTTACTCCGTTAGGGATAGCAATAGGAGGTTTAGCTATATTGATGACAACTATAGCTGCAGCATGGATAGCTGATTGGGGTAAAATAAGAGAGCATACTAATACAGTATTGAAGTGGATTTCTGATGTTATAAATAAAGAGACAGATGTTTGGGTGAGGGCGATGAATGCTGCTATGGTCGAAATGGAAGTAGCTTTTGTATACTGGAAAAATATACTTAAGGGGCATAAAGAGGCTCTTCGTTTGGCAATAATAGCGGGAGATGCATTTGAGAAGGCATTGGACAGAACTTTTAAAGCAGCGAGTGTAGATTTAACAGTAGCTGCAGATGTCGTAGCTAATTCTGTAGATAAAATCAAGAGTAAAATTCAGGAATTATGGGCAGCGATGTTTGCGGGAGATCCAAATAAACAATGGCGTGAGATATCTGCGGGATTTCAAAATGGTCTTAGACAGATGCTTAAAGACTTTACAGATTGGGGTAACTTCGCTAGGGAAAAAGCAATCGAGATATCTACTTCTATGAGGTCGGCTTTTTCTGACTTTTTCTTCGATGCATTCATGGGAGAATTGGACTCTCTTCAAGAGTATATGGCAAGTTTCGGTCGATTCGTTTTAAGAATAATAGCGGATATCATATCTCAATTATTGACGGCTTTAATAATAAAGAAGATGCTCGGTTTCTTTGCTCCAGCCCCAGATATTTCTGGAGGGGTTACTGTTCACGAGGGTGGTTTAATTCCGATAGCACATGCGGGGATGGATGTAGGAGAACGCATGGTTCGCGCACAGGTGGGAGAAGGAATTCTATCAAGAAATGGGATGGCTACTTTAGGTTCTGCTGAGAGGTTAGGTAAACTTAACGCAGGAGAACCAGCTAGCGGTGGATTGAGTGTTAACTTAGTTCAGGTTATTCGTGCATGGGGTCCGGAGGATGTATATAGAGAACGTAAAACATTGACAGCAGCTATGATTGAGGAATTAGAGAGGAATGGTTTGTTTAGAAAAGCGATGAATAAATATCGTTAAGGAGACAGGATGTCACAATTCGCATGGGTTCCCGATTTTACATTAACTGAGTCTTCTGAATTCAGGACTTTAGAATCTCCAGCAGAGAACGGAACTAAACAATATAGATCAGCATGGCCTACAGGGGCTCAGGCGTGGAGATTAGTATTCCAAAAAAGAACGTTAACTGTTGTGCAGGCGATTCTTACTTTCTTTAATTCTATGAAAGGGAAAGCAACAGCCTTTACATGGACCAATCCATTGGATTCTGTAGAGTATACAGTTCGTTTTAAATCGGATAAACTTTCATTTGATTATATAAGATATCAGTTGTGTGATTTTGAGATAGAGTTTGAGGAGGATACTTCATAATGCCTTATGATGCTTCAACAGAATACTTAGAGAAAAAGAATGCTCAAGTCAATCAACCAATTAATCTTTATACTATAGAAGATTACGATGGAGCAGGTACTAATCTATATTTTGCTGAATATAAAACAGACGTCGTTTTTGATGGAATAACTTATTCAAAATCTCCCATGTCGAGGGAAGAAACTACAGAGAATACAACTGGAGAAATAGACGCTACTAAAATAAGATTAGCTAATGTCTCTAGAGCTATTCAATATTATGTAGAGAATTATGATCTGACAGAGAAAAAAGTAACTATTAAACAGGTATGGGCGGATACCTTAGCTGATACAGATAATGTAAGAACAGAAGTATTCTATATAGATAGATATACAGTGAATGATAAAGTAGGAGAATTTGAATGCACGAGCAAGTTTGATGTCCAGAGTGTAGAGCTCCCATTTGGAAGATACATGAGAGGAGTCTGCAGGTGGAAGGAATTTAAGGATTCAAGTTGTGGGTATGCAGGCGCAGAAACAACTTGCGATAGGACATTAACACAATGCCGTGCTCGCAGTAATGAACTCCGTTTTGGAGCCTTCCCTTCTATCCCAACTCAAACAATAGTGGTGGCATAATGAGCATCAAAGAATGTCTGAATAAATATCTAGGAATTCAATACGTACATTTAGGCAGAACATTAACAGGCCTTGATTGTTATGGGCTTATAGTATTAATTTACAAAGACATAGGATATGATTTAATAGATCTAGATAATTATAATAAGAATTGGTCAATAAAAGGCGAAGATTTATTTATAGAGAATTATCAGAAACAATGGGAGAAAGTACTTACGCCTCAACTTTTTGATATGGTTTTATTTAAAGGAGCTAAAGGTTTAGCAAATCATGCGGGTATTTATTTAGACTCTAACAGATTTCTACATTGCATTAAAGCAGGAGTAGTTGTAGGTAAGTTTTCAGATACAAAATGGGCAGAGGGCATAGTAGGTAACTATAGACTCAGATTAGCCTTTAAGATGGAGATAGAATGATAAGGATACGCTATTTTCCAATAAGATTCGAACAGACAGGGAGGAGGGCATATGCCTTCGAATATACACCCAATAAGCCACTATCCTTTTACTTAGAGAAAACAGACACTCCATATTTAGAAAGTAATATTATAATAGCCGGTCGCGTAGTAGAGAATTTAGAAGAGATAATAGAGGATAAGGCAGACATCATAGTAACTACAAAGATAAAGCTTCCAGCAATCGGAGCAGCCTTAGCCTTCCTCTGGGTGGCCTTGCCTTATATAGCCGTAGCGGTTTCGATCTACATGGCGATTACAATGAAGAAACCGTCGATGCCTTCATATGGTTCAACAGGCGAAGATATGGAGAATAGTCCTACGTATGGCTGGGACGGAGTGAGAACAATTCAAGCTGTAGGCGTTCCAATTCCTGTTGTTTATGGCCGTCATGCAGTCGGAGGAAATAAAATAAATGAATACATTTGGACGGATGGGGATAAAAATTATTTAAATGTTCTTCTCGCTTTGTGTGAAGGAGAAATAGATGCAGTTGAGTCTGTTGAGATAAATGAAAATCCTTCAGCGAATTTTGATGGAGTTACTATCGCGTATCGTTATGGAACAAATTCTCAAACAGTTATTTCTAACTTTCAAGATTTACACGATTTGAATGCATTATCGGTTACATTAACACAGAATAATGCGTATGTCTATAGAACATCATTGACGGATGTAGAAGGGTTTGAATTGTATTTTACGTTTCCTTCAGGTCTCTATCAACAAGATGCTTCATCAGGTTCTTTGCTTTCACAACAGAATACAATAAATATCTGGTATAAGCTTCGAGCAGAACCCGACTATAATTATGTCCTTGCTGGAACATTGACGGTAGATTCAAAAGCTAGAACATCCTTAAGGAGAATATTCCGTAAAGAAGGTCTAACTGCTGGACAATATGATATCAAAATAATGAAAACAGCTGTAGATTCTTCAACGTATGTGATGACAGATGTCAATCTTTCTACAGTTGATGAAATAAGAACAGATGATTTATCCTATCCAAACACAGCCCTTTGTTCCATAAGAGCATTAGCTACAGACCAATTATCTGGTTCAGTTCCCAATTTCAGAATTGTAATAAGAGGAAGAAAGGTTAATATTCCTAAAGTTTTAACAGCGATAGCAGGTAGTGCTGTTGATTGGGAAGATTATTATTGGGACCCTACGGATGAAGTATTTAGATTATTTGATGGGGGAACAGAACTCTATTGGGATAATGTTACATACGAAGATAAGTGGAGCGCCAACCCGATCTGGTG